CCCCTTTGTGACAACATAGGGTGACGGGGTTGTTTCACTTGTCATGTTCGAAGGGTACGCAGTACCACCCCCGCCCGTAGCTGTGTACAGTCGGAAATTGCCTAACGCTACATGCCCGTTTACTGGGTTTTTGCTTGCATCGGTCATTTGCAGTCGCCAATACCTCTGCTGAGTTGCAGCCGCTGTAATATTAAACGAATTTGACGTGGCTGTGGCACTGACTAATTTTCCAAATTCTAACGCTTGAATTTCAATGTAAGCACCAGTCAAAATTGCGCCATTCGTAATGGACCAAGTGCCGTCAGAATTGTCGGTAATCGTTTGTGAGGTTTGTTCCGTTCCGCTGCTGTTAAAGAGTTTTACCAAATACGTCGCATGAGAATCATAATTGTTCACCGTCACTGTACCTGTTTGCGTGCTCTCAAAATTTGAAACGGTCGCTATTGTTGGTGTATCGCTTGTAAAAAGACCGCTGCTAAAACCGTCTTCGTCCACCTGAAAAATTACCGTGCCTGCTTGGTTCTTTACGATGAAGGCTTGGGCTGCCTCGTCGCTGTCATAATCCAGCACCAGGGTAATGTTCCCGTTGCTTCGCAGCTCTAGGTCATCGGGAAAAGCTGCACCAGAACCGACCGGGGCTATTGTGCTCGTACCGCTTCCCGCAAAGCTTAACGCACTGCACGATATGGTCGAGTTGGAGGATATTGCGCCGCTGGTCAGGGTGCCGTTTATCGTGGTGTTGCCAGCGCTAAGGGTCCCGCTGTTTACTATACCCACACTGGTGGATAGAATCCCAGCGGTGACACTCGTAAAGGTGGGTGTCAGGCTTGGTGTAAAGGTTATAGTGTCCGTGTTTGCATCGGTCGTTATGGCCAAGTTGGACCCTGCAACCAACGTAAGCACATCGTTAGCGTTGTCGGCTTCTACTGTACTTTGTCCGCTTACAGCGATTTGATGAAAGGCGTGATTCCCGCCTGTACTGTTCGTAGGTTCCCAGTTGCCTGATGTAGCGTTGTATGCTAGCGCATCACCGTCAGAAACTCCCGTAGCGTCAACGTCAACTAAGTCGTCAATGCTGGCTAGGGCGATACGGGCGTCTGCGTCTGCATCCGTGTACACCTCTGACTGTAACGCAAGTGTTCCGCTGCTGCCCGGAAGCCCAACCTGAACATTCCCCCCTGTATGTCTTAGCCAAGCATAACCAGTGGATCCATACACTTTAAGGTTGGTGCCTTGTTTGATCAGAAAATCTGCGGAACTCCCTGTTGTTAATCCGTCTAGGTGAACCGCTGTAAATGGCGTGGCCCCAGAAGCGTCTGTAGCAACAACAAACTCGATGTCTCCAGGGCTTGTCTCTGTAATCTCGAGACCAGTCGTGTTTACCTTTAGGTTGGCCGTGGTTCCAGTCAACTCAAGGTGAGTCGTAAGATCCGCACCTGCATATACGTCTGTTGACGCTCCTTGTTTAAAATTGGAGTATAGCGAGTTTAAGTTTGTCTCAATAGAATCCAGGTTAACAGGCTGCGTTATAGTTATGTTGTTCGTCTTGACTAAAATCGCGTCAACCGTAGTGTCTATAACGCCTACATCTGACTCTAAAGAAACTAGGTCTCCGGAAACCTCGATCGTTTTCCCAAAGACAGCCGCGACGTCGGTGTTAGGTTTAGATCCGCCCGTTGCAGGCCGGCCTCCCTTTCCTTGGTCGTAACTTTCATGGCTTCCTGTTATTGTAGAAGAGCTCCCTCTAACCTTGAGCATAGACAGCTTTTGTTCTAACTCACCAAAAACAAGTGAACATCGATGAGGTATAAAGATCTCAGAACTTCCAGACAACTTTGAGGTGACAACTCTTTGCCAGGGCTCAACAATTAAAGAGCCTCCAGTGTAAGAGAATAGAGAACCTTCAACTACTTGGCGAGTGTTTTCTCTTATTTGCATAAGGTTTTTTGTCGTCCGTTCGTTCATCCTGTTAACAACGTCGGTGTTGTCCCAGGCTGTCGTCATTTTGAAGTTGTCCTCTCTGTTGTCAGGGTCGCTAAATGAACTAACCTCATATCTGCCTTGAGTATATTCCCCAGTGTTTTGAAAAGCACCTCCAATACTTGTTGGTCTCAGACTGTAGATCTCGCTTCCAAATTCAACGGACGGTGTAAAAATAGTCACGTTGTCAAAGTCAGTTGTTCCGTCTCCGTTAAAGAGCTCTATACCGCTGAGTTGAAACAAGCTGATACTTAAAGGATGATAGTCGAATGAAGAAAGGTAAATACCGTCGTTTGCCCCATTTACACTTTCGGTTCTGTACGAAGGCACACTCACGTCGGTGCCTAAAGGGAGCAGAGCTCCAGACCCAGGCATACGAAGCAAATCAGGCCCAGCGTTAGGTCGCCACTCTGTAAGCCACATGCTGTGCATAGTACACCCAACAATTGTGTTTGAGGCGTTGGGTGTCGATATTTCTTGGTCGAAGCGGTATACAAACCTTCTTCTTGAAACGTCTGTGTCTACTAGGAGTACGTTGTCTAAATTGCTATCAGGGTCTAGCCGGGTGCAAGGAGGGGTGTGGAACGAAGTAGAGGGAAAATCCTCCGTTAAAAACTGCTCAGTGGCGCCTACATCATCGTTTAACAAGGTGGGGTCTGCCCCAAGCATTAGGTCTACCTGTGCTTCGCCATATCCGGAGTCCGTAGAGGCCACCCATTCGTAATAGTCTGATTCATAGAATTTAGGGTAGTAGTCATTTGTTGAAGGAAACACGTTAACGCCGAAAGCGGTTCCGTCACTGTAGCTAGCTAGGGTTCTTACCCTTCTTTTTAGCCTATAGTCTACTCCGTCGGAGTCTGTTAATTGAAATTTAAAAGACAAAATCCCCAAGGTGCCTTCAAAATTGGGAAATAGGTTGTAGTCGCAATTACCAGAAAAGTGAAGCCTTATAATGCCGTCGTTGTTCCCGTTAGGAATAGCCAGCCCTTCATAAGTCATTGAGCTACTCGCTGGACTTACTCCTGCAAAATTATGTATTCCCGAAGGATCGTCTGTGTTTGAGCCTGGGAAAGTTCCTTCTGAGGACTCAAACCTATAAACAGGCAACCCTTGAAAAGAATAACCTACTCCAGAACCGAACATTAGGTCGCTGCCCGAGTTTTTGTGAACCTGTGAAGCCCCGCCTAGAGGGTGCATACCTCTTCTTACAACCCCTCTTCTAAATTCAGAGCTACCTGAATTAAGGTCTACGTCTATCGATGTATTGGTGAGGCTGGCCTCAAGTGTTCCGTCTTGTTTTCTATTGTAGCTAATCACCTGGGCCGAACTCAGTGAGGTTGTTGTTGAGTCCAGATAGCATCTGTCAAATATCTTCCAACTTCCTTCTGAAAAACATATAGTAGCACCTAAAGACGAAAGTATGTCTTGTAGCACGGTTTTGCACGAAACAAAACCTTCCTTTTTAGTCGTCGGGTATCTTAAAAACTCGTCACCAATGATCCCTGTGTCTTGATTCTTTATATACCAAGTTATAGGGTCTATATGAAGATAGTCTAAAACTCCTCTAGTTGTTCCGTCGCTTCCTGTGTGGGAAAAGGAGAATGAATCATCTTGTATTACGGGTCTGTTTAAAAAGTGTTCGCTCATAAAAAGACTTCCAACAGTAGCGTCGTCGTACCACAAAGCTACTGTAGGTGTCTTTAGTAGTATTTTGTGAATGTAAGATGTCGCGCTGTACTTACCCTCGTAAGCTTCTCCGTTCGTTTCCTTAAAGTCTATGAAGTCAAGTTGAGCCAGGCCGTCTGAGGCCTTAAAGTCAACTGTAATGTATCCGTCTTCAACAACCTCCGTCGTTTCTTCTGGATGTAGCTGACCTACCCAATAAACATTGGACGTTGACAAGTTTACGTTGACTTTGACGACTCTCACCGCAAGCGAGAATTCACTCGAACCATAGACACGGCTCATTATAGCTCCTCTCTGCTGCTCTGTAAGGGACAGTGTAAAAGAGCAGCTGCTTGAAAGGAAAGGATCTAGAGAAGAAGCCTCATCGCCAACCCACTGTATCTCGAAGCCAGGCAGGTTCATTTCAACCGCGTAGTCTAGGTCGGCTGAATTAACCGCTAGGTCCCAGATCTCTAGCCTCCAATCTATTGCAGGGTCTACGGATTTGAAGTCTGTTTTTACTAATCTTCTAGCCATAAATTCTTTGGTTTGCTGTTACCCCTCTTTTTGTAGAAATTGACAAATCACTCCCCGAAATCGCGCCTTCAACTTTTAACCCCCCTCCTCCTCCAGTGCTTTTCAAGGACGACATGCCAAAGCTTGACATTAAGAAACTCCCAAACTTCGCGTCTTTTATGCTAGATGCTGCCGCACCGATGTTGCTGCCTCCAGTCGCGATGGTGGCTAAAAGCGCAATAATACCCCAAGCAATAGCGACAGCTGCAAGTTTTGTAAGCAAGTTGGAGAGAGCCCTCAACAGCGATGTTCTGATTGATTTTGCAAAACTCTCGGTGCCTTCAAAAGCGGACTGAAAGGCTGTTGCCAAAATATTCCCAAAAGTCAGTGCCGAAGACTGTAGTTCCTGTATACTGCTGTTAAATTCTTTGACTTCTTCTTTGTTGAACGCTTCGTCAAAAGCAATCTTTAAGGCTTCGTAATAAGCTATAAGTGTATCTATGTCCGCAGCTTGTTGTAAAAGCGATTCTGAAACCTTGCCGTTTTCAGCATTCTCTAAAGCAGCGGCAACGCTTATGTCATTTCTTTGCTCCTCTAAAAGAGTTAAGGCCGCAACAGCTCTGTCGTACTCGCCGGATAAATCCGCGATCGCCTTATTTTCTGATTCAAACTTCGTAACCAACCCTGTGTTTAACAACTCTTGCTGGGTATCTTGTAGAGCGCTATAATACTCTATTTGAGCCGACACCTTGGCGATGTTGTCTTCCACCGCCTTGCTTACCTCTCCCGTTTTGGCTATTTCTGCGGCTTGGACGACCTCATATTCTAGCTTCGTCTGTCTAAGCTTTTTGAGCGCCTTTTCGCTTTTTTCATAGGAGTCTTCAAGCTCGGCTAAAGCGGGGTTCGCTTCCTCAAATTGTTTAATTAAATCGCCAAACCACGAATCCTCTACGTCTGGGTCAATAATATCTTTAAACGTTTTTACGTTCTCTACTCCGAACAGCTTTAGCTTCGAGGTAACATCTTTATACGCCTTTTGTAGTTCTGCAATTTCATCGAAGTCTATCTGTTCACCTTGCTTGAATTTTGATTGCGCATCAAGTATCTCTTTTGTTAAGAGTTTGTACTTTGCTTTAAGGTCGTCTATTGTGGTTATACTTCCTTCGTCAACCCTTCTCTTTTTTTCCGTCGCTTCCTCCACCTTTCGCATGGAGTCAATCTGCCCCTTTATCGCCAGATCTAACGCCTCTGAGGAAGACAAACCTGGCTGAAACCGACGTATGACCTCGGCATCATTTAAGACCTTTTCGGCAAGGGCCGGGTCAATAAGCTCTTCAGAAATCCTGTCAAGCGACATCGGAGAGACGCCGTCAACAACTGCTTGCGTAAGAGACGCTGCCCCGTTTTTAAGTCTTTTTGCCACCTCTGCAAACGGAAGGTCTTTAAGTTTTTCGATTTCCTTTTCAAAACTTCTTGAAAACTGTCCCTCATTCCGAGAGGCATTCGCAACCGCCTCTTCGCCTTTTGCAAGCTCCTCTCTCGCCTGCTGCACCTTCTGTATCAACACCAGTATGCCTTCGAGAGCAACCAGTACGGCGACTCTTCTCATGGCAAGCTTGAGCTTGTTCACGGCAAGCCTAGCGCCGGTTGCCGCCACTGTTACACCCTCCATTGATAGCGCCGCACCACGCGCGGCCAGGGTTTGCGCCGCCCACGCCCCTGGTAAAAGGCCTAACTCTATTAAAAACAACCTAAATCCAGTGAACGCACGGCCAACCCACTTTACCAGGCCTGCGCCAGCAGTCACTAGCACCGAAACAGCTGAGGTTATCGCACCAAGCACAAGTAAAAGAGGGCCCAGGACAGCAACGAATGCGAGGGCCTGCACCACGTTCTTCTTCGTGGTTGCATCAAGCTGAGAAAGAGATTTTACAAATTCGGTGAGATCTGTTAGGGTCTCCCTTAAGACTTCACCAAATTCATCGTCAAGCTTTAGGGCAAGTTCGGTAAGCGCAGATTGAAGCTTTCTTACCCTGGCCTCTAAAGACTTTTCAATTTCGTCGGCAAATTTTTGAGTCGTTCCTTCCGACCTTTCCAGAACATCTACCAATTCTTCAAACTCCCCCCTTAAGCCTCCGAGCACCGACGCAGCACCAGCACCCCTAAGGCCAAATCTGTCGAGCGCTTCGTTATAGTTCCCTGTACCCTGGAAGAGCTGCTCAATCGCCTGGTCTGCGTTTAAGCCGTCCTTAGCCAGCTGTCCTAACACACGCCGCAACGCCGTACCGCCACGAGATGCCTCATACCCTCTGTCAGAAAGTAGGGCTAAAAGAGCGGTGGTTTTTTCGAGGCTCAAGCCATAGTTCTTGGCTTCCGCACCTACGTAGCCAAATGACACACGAAGGCTTTCCGACGTTAAGGTGGACTCTTGCGTGGCTTTTGCGAAGACATCAGAAACCTTTGTGGCGCGATCCATAAGCGTTTCCGTATCGTCGAAGGTATCGTTAAATCGCTTTACCGTTTTAATCGCAATACCCGCCGCCGTAGCAAGGTCTATGTCCATTGCTTGCGCAAGGTTCAAGATAGGCTCTTGGAGCTGTGTAATCTCCGAGCCTTGAGCCCCCATCTTAGCAAGTTCTACTTGGAGGTTGGCCACTTCTGCGGCAGTAAATATTGTGTTTTCCCCAAGCTTCCTTGCCGTCTTTTCAAGCTTAACGAAGTCGGCGGTAGGTTTGAGACCTCTAAGTTTGGCTTGAGCGAAGTCAAACTCTCTGGCCACGTCAAAAGCAGCCTTCCCAGCTAAAATTAATGGAGCAGAAATAGCAACAGAGATATCCCTGCCAGCCTTTGTGGCGGCGCTGGAAAACTTCCTCAACGACGTCATCGCCTTGTTTAGGCCTTTTGAAAAACCACTAGCGTCGGCTAAGATTTTTGCTGTTACTGTTGTTTGTGCCATTAGAATTTTTTAAACTGTTCTAGTAAGTCTTTTGGGGTGGCTTTTTGGCCTTTTTTCACATCCATTTTTGAGTAAGGATTAAATTGCGCGGGCTCAAAGGTCTTTCCTTTTGCGGAGTTCACGTTTGCAACTAAAGACATTATTGACGCCGTGTGATTCCACGCAAGCCTGTCTTTTCGCCCCAGCCGATCGCAACAGCAAGCGACCTCTGCTATGGTCATCTTCCAAAAAGACTCTGGAGAGACGCCGCTCCTTACGGCCTCTTGATACATAAGCGGCAAGGAAAGCGGCTCTCCGTCGTCTTCGCCCGCTAGCTCTTTCCCAGGCCTTTCTCCACTTTCATTGCGGAAGTCATGGCTTCGGTTATTTTTTCTAGCTGACCGTTGTCTAGCATTTCTGCAATAAATAAATCCTTGTTTGCTGAGAACTTTTTCCCAGCATATGTTTGACTGTTGATTACGCTGTAGTACGCAATCAGAGGAATCGCAGTGAGTGGATCAGAAGACACCCAGCTATCGAAATCCTCCAGCTTCAGCTTTTCGTTCTTCAACAATATGCGCAGAGCGTTCATGCTGAATAAAGCGGGGGTTTCCTTTTTCTTAAATGTAACGGTAAACTCGCCCCTAAAGTTGTTTGATAAATCCATGTGGTTGATTAAAAGAGTAAAAAGGGCGACACGACTTTCATGCCGCCCTATAAAGATTATGCAAGTTTGTACAGGTCGCCAAATCCTCGGAAGGTAGCGCTGTATGTCGCGATGTCGTCTACACCACCGGTAAGGCTAGCTGACTCAACAAGAGCTTGTCCTGCGTACTCGACATTATTTGACCCATCGTTTACGTCGGTAACGAACTTAACAATCACCCACTTTTTATCGCGAGCGATGTCTAAGACAGTTACCGGAGAGCCAGAGCCAGCAGTAAGGTCAATGAGACCGTCGAGAGAAAAGTTCCAGCTAAAAACACCTGAGGCGATGTAGTTTACTGAATTTCCGCTCCCGTTTCGGGCCCCTACTTCGCTGATTGCGGTAGATGTGTCGAGAGTTGTTGATGTCGCTGCGGCGAGAAGGTTCGAGGCCGCGATTGCAGTTTCAGAAACCGCACTTCCGTCGGATGAGTATATCCCCTTAAACGTACCCCCGTCGACGTGTAGGAATTTCTCGTTGTCAGCAACGCCTGCACTCGTGACCTCTGCGGCTGTTGGTGTTGTTGCTTGATCAATAATGATCATGGGTGCTGTTAACCCGGAATCTACACTGTAGATTGCTAGTTGATTTGATGCTATAGTAGCCATAGTTAGTTATTTAAAGTTTTGGTTTGCGAGATTTGTTAAAAGTTTCTCTATTTCTTCCTTTAGTTTTTTTATTACTTCTCCGTTTTTCTTTCTGTAGATTCTTGAAAAGTTGATTCTTTTCCCTGGGCTTATTTGCCTTGCCGGAGAAGCAAAAAAGTGGACTCTCCAGCCAGCGGATTTGCCTTTTGCTTTAGGTCCCACCCTTCTTCCGTAAACCTTTTTTCCTTTGATCTTTTTGTTACCCATAGGGTCGTCAAAACCGCCGGTTAACCTGCGTAGCTTTCGATACATAGTACCTCCTTTGAAGGCGTCTTGCCAAGGTTTGGCCGAAATCCTTAAGGCTTTGTCGAACATTCTTTCAGCCTTCTTCGATTTCTCAACGTCGTGGGAAAACTTTTTTAGAGCGCCGTGAAGCCTTTCTATTTCTGATTTTGGTATTATGACTTTAACCCCTGGCATCACACAAGTTTATAGGTCAAGTCAACATTAAGGGCGCTGGTTAGATTTTCGTTATGCACAGACCCCTGGAAGGCCGTGCTTGGGGAGAAGTTTACATTGAAAGTGATCTCTCCACCCGCCCATTCTGCGTCTAGCGAAGCGAGAACGTCGTTACCGTCTTCGTCTTGAGAAACAGTAAACTCTATACCCGCCGTATTTCCTGCGTGAGGCTGAAACCTGTCGATTAAGGCCATCTCTTCCTCTTCAAGCACGACTTCCACTCCAGCGGAGTCCGTCACTGTTACTGAGTTGATCATAGCCACGTCTAAACGATACAAGGCATCCCCGGTAAGAGGTAGGTTTCCTGTTTTAGGTTTTTCTTTTGAAGAAGAAACTAGCAAAGGCTCTTGACTGGAGACAGACATCCTGCCGCTAAGTTGTCCTGACTGCCTAAGTGTTCTGGCTTTTATGTCTGTGGGAAACGACAAGCAGCCATTGAAAACCTGCATGGGCAGCTCGTAATCCTTCGTTATGACCCCGTATCCAGATATCTTTGTTATCGAGTTTTCAACATCTCTAGCATTTAGTCTAGAGTAGTATTCTGTGCCCCCTGAGATGGTGCCGAGCCTATAGAATAAAGAAGCGGGGTTGTAACCGAACTGTAGGTGATAGAAAGGTTCACTAATATTCGGGAAGCCTGCGGTGTCAATCGTGTAAGTCCACTCTCCGTTCGCGTCTTGATAGGGCGATGCGTCATTTCCTGACCCGACAAGTATTGCGTTGTTGTCGTTTTTTTCCGCCAAAACAATATCCCCCACTACGACCTTAGCGTAAGGTGCGGAAAGGCTTGGATTTGGAAGGTACCACGGAGAGGTATAGCTAAAAGGGCTTTCTTGAACCACGCCTCCCACTGCGTCGGGAAACATGCTCGTGCCGCTTGAGGAGTAGGGGAACCTGTCCCTTACGGATTTTATCGCTGTAGAAGGGGCCGAGCCAATTCCTAAAAAAACTGTAAGCAAATCGTAGGTCTCGCTTTCGCTTTCGAAAATGTACTCACCGTTTGTTTCTTTGGGAAATGGTACGTTTTCAACCACCTCGTAATCAGCGTTTGTTCTAAAGTGAAACTCACTCTGAACTGGTAGAAACTCGTACTCCTGATCTGGTAATCCGAAATAGGTGTCGTCGTCACGAAGCTCTGCACGTAGCTTTAAAACCTCGTGCCTACCCTCGTACTGAATAGAGTATATTCTAAACTTACCACCCTCAAAGTAGATTATGTCCTCAAACTTAATCCCCCTAAAGTACCGGCAGCGGATCTCGGCCTTAATCTTACCTGTCCGTTGTTCTTGAATGTTGTCCTCGGAAGCGCCAGCAGACGGCGTTCCTATGTACTTAAACTCGGCGCCGACATCCTTTTTTATTAGCGACACAGTCTTAGACTTTTCACCGGATTCTGTGTTGACCACAAAAGACTCCCTGTAAAAGGAAATCTTATTCTTCATGTTGCCTGCGGTGAGTACTGCCATCAGTATCGTCTTACGGACGCCAACAATCGCTGGACCCCCTCTTTTATTTCAGTGGTAATGCCGCCTACGTACTCGGCCTCTCGGTGCGCGTCATAATGAGCCACAAGCATGAGTGCTGCTTGGGTAAACTGCTTTGGAAGATCCTTTACGTTCTCCCCTCCTGTTAAAACAATCTTATACAGGTCGTAATCCTGGTCCTCGTTGAGATCGTCGGGAGCCTCTGCTCCTGTGAAGTCAATCTGGATTGGGTACCCTGTATTTCTAACCTTTGCCTTAGCGTCTGTGTAGGCCACGTAGTTTCCTGACGTGTCCAGGTAGTCGATATCGTCTATGGTATAAGATCCTGTGACGTTACGAAGTGTTTGGATTTCGTTTGCGTCAAAGCGATCCATATATACCGTCACCGTTGACAGCTTGGCGGCGTCTCCTGACTGGAGAGCGTAGGTCGAGTCCTCGTGCAAAGCGGGCGTGCTAGAACAGAACACACGATTGGTCGTCGTGAGCATATAGTCCATCGATGCTTCGAGGTATGAGTTGATCAAATCGTCAGCCTCCCCTTGCTCATAACGCAAGTGGCCACGAACAATGGACAAAGGAACTAGGTCTTCTGCGTAGTAATTCTGGGTGACGATTGTTTTCATTTCTTTGGTTTAAAAAAAGGGGACGACCGCAACAGCCGCCCCCCTTTCATTCGATTGATATATCTTATACAGTGAATCCGTCGAATCCGTCGTGATTCAAGATCTCTACGTCTCGGTAGACGTTAGCGATGATTCGAGTTACTCCGTGATCCGCATCAGTGTAAGGGTCAATAATCAAGTTTAATCCACCCCAGGTTCCTGTTACAACTTGCTCTTTGTCGAACATGAAGAAGTCGTCACCATTGCCTCCCATTTGAGAAGAGACAAACGTATTGTATCCCATTACGTTCGGGCTCTTAGCTTCTCCAGCAAACAACATGCCTGAACCAGCGTCATGGCTCAAGGCACGCAAGGTGCGGTAAGCAGTTGGACCAGCCAAAGCAACCACGTTCTCCAGAGGTACATCGCGGCCCATCAAAGCAGCCTCCAAATCGAGAGGATTCATTGTACCAGCGACATAAGGCTCAATAGTTCCAGGAGTAGACGCATTCTTCAAAACACCACTGTTAGCGTCACCCAAGATGGCGGCAATGATGTCAGCGTTAAACTTCTTCGCTACTGCGTCACGGATGTCTTTCGCGAGGAAAGCGCCCATGTCGTCAGCAGACTGAGCCAACATCTGATCAGTCACCTGTGTGTGAGCTGAGTATCGAGTTGGGTTCAACGTTCGAGAAGAGAACGTAGTGTTGTTGATGCCTTGAGCAGCGGCTTCGTTGGGCTTGCCTGCTGTTGCAGCAGTTCCTTGAACCTGAAACACAACATCACCAGTCAAATTGCCCAAGTTACGGACGCCCATTTGAGCGGCTAGGTCGTTTGGCTTGAACGCCTCTGCAATTCCGTTGTCAACCTTTCCGATTGTACCCCCAAAGGCTACGGATTCGTCGACGCCGGATCCAACGCTTGACGTTCCGAGAGCGGCACGCTGAATGAACGAAGGGATGCAGATGCCGCCCGCTACGTTTACTTTTGCGTTTGAGAACTCGTTACGAGCCTCTTGGTTCATCTCTGCTTCTAGGCCAGTTAATTTGCCCTGAGCAGCTTCCTTTACCATCTTGCCGAAGCTAAATTGCTTGGCAGTGCGGGCCTCTGAATCGCCGAGGCCCTGGACGAACGCCGGAGCGTTCTTCTTGTTTTCTTTTCCCATAGTGGAATTTTGTTTGTTTGATTTATTATTACGAGCCTCGGTTGGCTCCTTTTTTTCTGTGTTAAACGCCTGTGAATATGGATGCGGCAAAATTGCTGGATCTACTAATTCGTCTACTCGCTCTTCGCCCTCTTCCTCTTCCTCTTCTTCCTCTTCTTCCTCTTCTTCCTCTTCTTCGTCTTCTTCGCGTCCCT